ACCGGTGCCGCAACGAAGTTACCGACACTTTTAAGGCCGCCACCGAGCATGCTCAGGCCGCGACCCAAAAGGCTTTGTGGTTTAGGTGGTTTAGGCGCCCTCCCACCTCCACCTCTCCCACCCGCTCCCGCTGCTGCACCGCCTGCTGCCCCTCCCGTTGCACCTTTAGCTAAAGCTGGAAATAACCTACTAATTCCCGGGAGTTTAGAAAATATACTTTTAAAGAATTTACCAACTGATTTAAGTTTGTTAATAAAAAAGTTCTTTATTTTAGAGAAGAAGTTTTTTACTTTATCTATACCTGATTGTATTAATTTTTTAGCTGCTTGTATCGGTTTAGATTTCATTAAGCCTGTAAAAGCTCTTTTCAATAACCTACCTATACCCTTAATTGCTCTCGTTACTAATCTCTTAACAAATCTAAAAATTGCTTTAGCTGCCTTCTTTAAAACTTTCCACGCTCCCTTAAGTATTTTTCCCGCCAGCCTAAGTAGCCCTTTAAACATAGGTTTTAAAAGTTTACCTAATAATTTCAGGCCTTTTAAGAGCAATTTAAATAATGTTTTAACTATAGTTTTACCAAACGTAGCAAGAAACCCAGCTAAGGCTAGTAGCATGCCAAGGATCCCCTTCTTACCCTTTTTTGTTTCTTCTTTTGCCTCTTTATTAACTGTTCCTGCAGCAACCTCCGCTGGAGTACTTACCTTAGTTTTACCCTTTGCATCTTTCTCATACTTACCTCTTATCTTATAGTACGTTTCCCAGAATACACTTGTTTCATTTACTAATCGTTGTCTTTCGCCAGATGTCAGTCTAGGATTAGTAGCTTTTTTTCTATTGAAAGTTGAGGCATCTGACTCTATTACATTTTTAGCCACTAACCCATCACCACCATCATTAGCGTTAAGGGCATTTAGTTTACCTAGTACTTCTTGTAACACATATATATTTATTCATTGATACTACTATCAAAAAACTCAGAATCGATAGTTAGTTCAAAATCTTCTGAAGTTAAAATATTATTATTATAATCATTAATTGTCTCAATGAATGCTGAAACTTCATTATAGATACTTAATGGTAGCTTTTCAACCAACTCCATTCTTTCACTTATACGAATATCGGAAAAATCAATAACTTCGTCATCTATTTCTAGAGAAACAATAAATTTTAACAACTCTACGATATAAAGTAGACCTACTCCTTGTTTTAAGTCTTCAGATTCGCTATCTATATCTTGCTCTACCTTATTTAGTAAAATGTTCTCCTGCTTAAGGGTAGGTACTTTTAAATTTAGCTTTAAATTCTTATACTTTACTGAGCTTTTATCTTTTATTTCTAGAGGAATTTTTTTAATATTAGCAAGTATACGCTCGAGATCAATTCGCTCATCCCCATTTTTTATTTTACCACCTAGAGAATCTTTTCTTAACCCGATAACTATAGGTAATCTATCATAAATCTTTAAATTATCAATATTAGTACTATCCAATACTACCTTATTTAACGTTCTGCTAAAATTAATAGCACCCTTTAACCCATCTAAAGAAGAAGAAATAAGATCTTTTTGTTGTTTTATAGTTAGTGAAGTGATATCAATATCCTTTTTAAGTGATGGTAGGTATACTTGGCTTTTATCATCGGAAATTTTTTCTAATTTAGAAACAAATGAAGATACGTTTTTACTCATGATCTTATTTATCCGTTATTTTGATTTTGCAAATTTTCATTTTCTTTCTCTACTTCATCTTTATATAGCGAATAATAATCCTCTATCTCGAAATAATTGCAATTTAGCAAAAAACTTACATCCCCAATCCTTTTACTTAATACAAAAATTATTTCTCTATAATCACTATCAGACATACAATTAAAAATATTATATATAAACATTGGAGTAGAAGGATTTAAGAGATTTAGATCAATTTTTTTAATATCTAACGACGGTCTTTCTTGTATTACATTAAATTTAAACTTCAATTCGTTTTTATTAATAAACTTTTCTAGTAAATGAAACACGCTTTTAGGAAGCCTATTAAGTATGTCTTGCCTTTCTTCAGTTTCTAGCGATTGCATATCAATAGTTTGGTCGTCCATTTTAAGTTCTTTAATACAAGAAAAAATAAAATCCGTATTACCTAAATTAAATTCGTATGGATAATCAAAAGTAACGAATAGATCATCAACCTGCTCAGTAACTTCAATTTCATCAAAGCTACCTACATTTTTATTAATATAGTCTAAGCTAACATTAATATTACCTTTATTAGAACCTACGCTTATATTCTCCCCTACGCACTTTTCTCTCAAGATCATGTACGCTTTAAATTTTTCAGCTACGTTAAGATTTTTAGAGATAATAAATTGCTCTAAGAACTCTATATTCCCTCTAAGAGTGCTATCACTATACAACGTAAGGTTACGTATGTCTTTAAACAATACCTCCTTTACCTCTACCTCTCTATTATTAAGGTTAAATGTAAAGTTCATATAATATAATTAAGTCTGTCTATAATTTTTACAAGCGAATGTTACGGTCTTTTGAATATATTCACCAGGACCTCTTGTTAGGCTATAACCTTCACAGGTAGTTGGAAAAGCATCTTCAAACACGTAACCTTTTCGTCGCCTTAATCTATTATCATACTGTGTTAATGTGATGGTAGATTTAAGACCTTGATTGATTAACCCATCTATTCCTAGAGCTATAGTCCATGGTCTAAAAAATGTATGCTCCAAATCGGTATCAGTTTCTAAGAAATTAACTGTTATATTTCTAGTTAAGAAACTTTCACGTTGAGTAATACCATATCCAGGTAAAAACCCTCCTCTATTCTCTTGACCAAAGTCGCTAAAAGAAGATTGTTCGGAGGGGATAGTAACTTCAGAAGCAACTAAAATATCTCCGTTCCTACTAAAACTATTAGGTATCTGAGACGCTCTCCAAAATTCACCCCCTTTAGATAGAGCTTGATTTACTGCACCTATAACGTTACTTTCTATATTAACTTTCCAGAGAAATGGATGTGAAAGAAAGTATTTAGTATCGTTACTAAATGCCTGTAAGAAGGAATTTATTTCATTGGCCATTATATATATTTAATGGCTAATATCGATTAGCTAAAATCTCTGTAGAAGTGATATGCAAAAGTCGCTGTAAAGTTTAATATATCTCCTGTACCATCTGCTATACTATATCCAATATCACCAACATCTCTTACAGATGCACCTACTAATTCAATAGTTTTTATTGTAGTAAGATCTTTATTAATTACATCTAATGCAATAATAGATTCGTCGCCTGGCATGCCATATTGACCTGTAGAAGTTTCGTTGTTAAAAACATTGCGTGAAGCTAGTTCAAACTTAGATCTTAAATCTATGTTTTCATCATGGAAGAATTCAATTGAATAACCTGCAGCATTTGCGTAAGTAGATCTTCCCGGTACGTGAAACTCTTGACCGAAGTAGTTAACAGTCTTATCCTCAATCGTACGACCTGGTAATGCAGCTGTTTTAGCATATAGAAGATCAGTCTCACCATCAAATGAGACACCCTCAACATTGATCTGCTTTACTCTTAATAAAAAGTCTCTTGCAAATTGCTTTTCAGCTGCCCTTGAGAAGAAGTTTTGAATTGTAGTTGCCATAATAGTATTTAATTGTTATTTTGTATTAACCGATGATTTCTTCGAAGTTAGCGTCAGTTCTTGTAGCGTAGAAGTTAACTAAGATAAACTCAGCAGTTCTAACTGGCTTAATGTAAATATCTACTACCAATTCATTTGCGTCAATAACCTCTGGTGTGTTATTTCTTTCATCACAAACAATCAAGTAATCGTAAATACCTTCGTTATTTTTCGCTCTTTCGAATAGTGGGGTTAAAGTATTAATAAGTCTCTGTCTAGTAAACTCTGTATTTTGTTCAAATACGAAGAATCTAGAAGCTTTCTTAGTAGGTCTTTCAAGTGCTAAGAACAACCTTCTAACGTTAATTCTATCAAATGCACTTGGCTTCTTACTAAGTGTCTTTTGACCGAATATAACTTGACCTTGATTAGGGAAGCTTGCTACAGGGTTAATATTAGCCTTGTAAAGTTCATCTCTTTGCTTCTGGTTAGGATTAACTGCAAGATCGTTAGCGAATTGAATTAACCCTCTGGTAAATCCAGCTGGAGCAAACCATGGGAAGTTTGCAGCATCTGTTCTAGCCATTGCTGCACCTGCAAAGCCTGAGAATGGAACGAATACCTGTCTACCTGAAAAACTATCGTAAACTAACGGCCATTGTGCATAAACCGCTGCGTAAGAAGTATTTTCATTCTCAAACTGGTGGCGAATCGGCCAGTAAACATCTGTTTGGAAGTTTCTTAACTTGTTATCAAGAACTCTTGAATCTTCTCCTGTTACTAGAATCTGACGTAATACATCCGCTACAAAGATACAATCACCTCTCTGGCCTCCAAGGAATGGTGCTGTACAGAACCTTTCAAACTTATTAAAGATTGTAGAGTAGTTGTTTCTTAAATCTCTTGCATCTCCACCAATATCATTACTAGTGCGTAATCCATTAACAGCGCCTAATAGCTTTGTACTACTATTATACTCATCGTAATATGCTGTCTCAGCAGCAGAAGCAGCTGCATAAACTGTACCCAGTCCCCCTTCAACAACAACGTCAATATCGTATAACTCATCGTTACTAATTCCTTCTAACGCTCTATCTACTTTAGAAGGAATATCGCCTAAGACCTTGTCTGTGATTTTACTATTAACAAAAGCGCCTGCAGCGTAAAGATTTTCAGCTTTACCTAACTGCGCGTTAAGCTCTGTAAATTTAGAATTATCAATACCGGATATATTAGAGGCAACAGCCTCCAGCTGTGTAGTATTAACTCTTAACTTCTTAGTCGGCTTACCATCTACCATGGCATCGGAACCATTAAAGTAATTCGAAATATATGGATTAACTAGTAATTTAACGTTTCTTGAATTACTATCTCTCGTTTGGAGGAAGAATGGATTATTAGGACCTCCGGTAGGATTAAGTTGCTGTCTATAATAGTTAGCTGATCCTACCATACCTTCTTCAAGAACGTAATCTAGCTTAAATGCTTCATTAGCAAAGATCGATTTGCGAAGTTTAAATACTCCAACGTTCAGAACATCATCATCTTCTCTACCATCGATGTTGTAATCTGTGAGATTTTCCATTACTTCCGATACTGTATTGGCAGTACCACGTGGAGTTGCAGATAAACTAAATTGTAATACACCTTTAGGTACCGTTGTGTAATTGGTGAGAGTGCTAGATGCAGCTGCATCAACCGATTTAACATCTAAAATAGAATCGAAATTAGAGTCTGGATTAATGTTAGTATTATCAGCAATACCTAAGTAGTATCCTTCGAACTGGCTATTAATAGTTGTTTGAGCCTTATTAAGTACAACCAAACCAGCTTTTCCAATAGTACTTACATCAGCAAAGGAATCTTTAGCACCGGCAGTTGCCGACCAATCCCAGCCAGCACCTTCTGTCGCGCTAAGATATTGACTTTCAGTAAGTTCAAGGTGTGTAGGCTCTCCTAATACATATGTTCCTGATAATACATCTAAGTCAGTAGTAACTACTTGCTCAGTTGCAAAGTTAGTATTACCGCTTATCGTAAACGAGTTATCTGCGTTATTACTATAAGGGAAATTAACAGCTGGTGTAGATGTAGCCGATCCTCCAGAATCAACAGAACTAACACCAATGGTTACTGTACTACCGTCAGTTGTGATTGTGCCATAATTAGCAGCATCTGGTGCACTATCAAGCACGGGCTGAAGAACGGTTTTTACTCTAGCCGCTGCTGCAGCTTTAGTTAATGTCGCAGTAGGTATTGTAATAAGTACATCAGGTGCAGTAGAATAACCACCAGTTGCATCACCATTGTCTAATGTACTAAAGCCTACCGTGGATAAAGCACCAGTCGTGGATCTAAAAGAAAATGTAGCGCCAGACAGTGCGTTATTTACTGCGCCGGCATTAGGATATGTGAAAGTTAAATCATAACCACTAAGAGTACTACCCTCTGTAACTGGGTTGGTAACTGTTCTTACTGGATATACTAAGGCGGAATACTTGGATCCGAAACCATCACCACTACCAATTCCATATGGAAGTCTAGAAGCGTAAACATTACCTGGTGAATTAAGTAATTCGCTTATAGAGTAGTAAAAATATCTTTCTGCTGAATTAGTAGGAGTACCAAATACACGGTCTAACTCTTGCTTAGTAGTAATTTTTAAGACTTCATCCAAAGGTCCTTGCTGAGCAAATCCTGTAATATAAAAATTTGTACCTATATTCTGTGGTGCGATAAGAGATAAATCCGTTTCTCTTATTTCAACACCTGGTGAGGTGATAGTTCTTTGAGCCATAAAATTATTTATTTAAATTCGGCCCAAAAAACTCAAAAATCTACTAATTCAGTGTGAAGTTGTGAATAAACAAAGGTAAATCCGGAAACTATCTCATCTGTATTTTGATAGTCATAATCAATTGAATCGATAGATGTTGGAAATGCCTTGGTATAGGTAAATTTTATTCTGTCGTTATTAAATTCATCCTTTCCCTTTATTGTAAGGTTTGTTTGATAATCAGCAAAGTTTTTGTCAACATTAATTTCCCTAGCATTATATCTACCTTCTCTTTGATCATGTAAAAGATTTAACCAATTATATAAGACCCAGTAATTTTTATATTCATTATCAATTTTAAATTTAACATTTACAGGAGGGTATGAATTTTTTGAATGAGATGAAAGGTATAGTGTATTTCCAGCGTACCTATTTTCGACTGCGGGTACTGTTATTTCCGGTACTGCTGTGCCATATATTGAGAATTGTACAGAATCCGGTACTATAGATATGCTATCACTTTTAAAATTCGAACTAAATCGCTTATCCTTTAAAATTGGTGGTACGTCAAAAATTAAAAGAAATTTATCAGTTCTAGACTTATTAAGAATAGATTGAGGTGTAGCGTTTCTTGCCATGACTATATTTATTACTGAAGAGGGGTAAACCCATTCATTTCTAATTCTGCCATATCATCTTCCGCTTGATTATCACCCATACCAAATACAACAGGAGGCAGCATATTATTCGATCCTACTACTTCGTTATCTGAATATATAGAAGTCGCATCTTCAAAGTATTGAATACCATAATCCATAGGTTCTAATACTAGAGGCTTACCCATATCATCTAACTCTATTATTTCAAAGAAACGTTCTGTAATCTCCTTTTCTAATATGAATAGAGAATAAAGTGTAGCCATTACCTTATCATCATGATAACCTTGTCTTGCTTTCCAGGTTCCATTAGGATATCTAACGAACGATTTTAATTCTTTGAGCGTTTCTTCATCCCGAATAGTAACAGAACGCGCTTCATTAATATAATAGCGCATATTAAGAACACCTTTATATTTAGTGTTTGTATGCGCTATCATACCTTGCATTACCTTTCTCCTATGCGCCGCAGCATTTCCATATGATACAAGCTTTTCATAACCATAGTCGTTTGCCAATCTATCTACCACTTGCGCCCCAGGTCCATTTCTCTCTATTAAAGCTAATGGAGAACCATAGTTACGTAAAATAGAATATACCTTATTAGTATATTCTGCTGGAGGTATCTTATTATTATTATAGCATGCTACTTGTCTAATATCTCTTAAATCAGTAATATCGAATATTTGAATTACGGAAGAATCAACTCCTACACCTTCTGCCGTATCCACCCCTGCAGCGTATACTCTAGAGGAATCTGCTTCTTCCCAAATTTTATAATGACCATCATCTAAAACTATTTTTGGTTCGCAAACCTGCGTCTGCATCTTTTCAAATAACTCATCATCAATAGAAGATTCACCTGAATTTATAAACTGACAACAAAATTCTTGAAGCCAAGCATCATGTGAGCCTATAGCTTGTTTAGTATTATTAGCCCATACCTCATCTCTACCTGGTACCTCATCCCATAAAATTCTATCATAAGCCCAACCATTTTCACCAGACTCAGCACCAGCATATAATTTATAAAATAGATTATCAGTACCGTTAGCAGTTGAACAAACAAATACCTTAGACTTTTTAGAAGATGTAATAACCGGAAAGACCGACTTCCAAAACTCTTCTACTAAGTGAGGCTCAATAAATGCCATCTCATCAATAACAAGGCAGTTGACAGATTGACCACGAGCAGCTGTACCAGTAGTAGTTGTAATACCAATACGTGATCCATTCTCTAACGTCATAGATGTCTTAGCATATTCCTTTACTGGGGATTTTAACCAGTTAGGTAACTCCTCATAAGCCATTCTAATTCGTTGGAAGATTTCTATCGCGGTCGCCTCTTTGTTAGCTACTAATAATATTCTCTGATCACTATTAAAGATAGCCTGCCATAGAATATAAATGGTCATCATAGTCGATTTACCTATCTGACGTGAAGCTAGTTGAATAAAGAATCTATTGTCTCTCATCTTTCTAAGAGCTCTCTTTTGAGCTTTATACAACTCAATCTTTTCACGACCTCGATCTAGGTTGACAATATAAAAGAAATTTTCCGCAAAGTATAAAATGTTTTTATGCGCTTTTGTTAAAGCTTTTACTTGTTCTTTGGTATATTCGCCCTTCCAATTAACGTTGGGTAAGTTTTTATTACCCATATAATACATATTATCCTGCTGAGGCATGTAAAATATTTATCTCTAGTATAAATAATTGTATGTCTAAAAACAATGATCTCACTAATCTAGGAGAAATTTATAGTGATGTTTTCAATAAAGTTGTTGTAACTGAGCAAAAAGTACCAGAAGGTGAAGTAGGAAACGCTGATTTAGAAAAGCAAGGTGGTCCTGAAGAAAAGGGCGGCTTTAAAGAATCAGAGAATGATATTACCAAAATAGGTAAAAAGAATAACAACTATAATGTTCGTGGCTACTCTTACGGTGATGGTAACGATCCTGGCTTAGGGTGTGATGGTCCATTACCTACAGGTAAGGGAAATGCTTATTCTGGAATCGTTGGTGAGGAAGACGAAGAAGACAATGAAAAACCAGACTATATTGATCTAGATAAAGATGGTAATAAGAAAGAGTCTATGAAAAAGGCTGCTAAGGATAAAGAAAAAGAAGAAGAAAGTGAAGAAAATTCAGAAGAAACAGAGAAAATTGCAAAGGAGAGCCTAAATAATTTTATGGCGACTAAATCAGTATTCGATAAACTTTATGATAAGGTGATGGTTAACGAGAATTTTCCTTTTGCAGACGAAGCAGCAGAAGATGATCTCGATGCACTTGGATTAGCAGATGCAGAAACAGATGCAGAAGCTGGAGATGGTGAAATTACAGTTACTTTAGATAAGGAAATGGCACAAGCTCTTTGCGATGTTCTTCAAGCAGCAATTGGTGATGAAGGAGAAGGTGAAGATGAAGACGCAGATCCAGAAGATGGTGAAGGTCACTACGGTGATGAAGAAATGGAAGAGTATGAAGAAGATGAAGAAGGTACTCCCACTGCAATGAATACTCACTATAATGATGGTAAGAACAACAAAGTAGGCAATCTTAAAGCTAAAGGAGCTGCTTCTGCAAAAGGAGCTTCTGGAAAAGTTGATCCGGGTTCATCAATGAACACTCATTATAACGACGGAAAGAACAATAAAGTCGGTAATCTTAAAGCTGGTCAAGGAGCTTTCGAATAAAGATTAGCAAAGCTTAACAATAAAGTAAAGCCTGGAGGTACGCCTCCGGGCTTTTTTTAATAAATATATTTATGAAAAGCTTTAAAAAATTTTTTGAATACTATCAGGGAGAAGAGCTTTTAAAATTTAAAGTAGGTAATAAGGATCCTAACAGACTCGGCTTTGATAAAAAACATCTAACAACTCAAAATAAAGATTACAAGCATAAAAATCACCATGTTAGTAATCTGATGAAAGGGTCGGCGTCTCAAATAAAACTTATGGGGTTACCTCTTCAACATCTCCTCAAAGATTATGAAGTAGAATATATACCCGGACAAACAAAAAGCCTAGGAAATTCAAATATTGAGTGTAAAATGTATGAGGATGAAGAGGGTAATAGTTGCGGGATAATAACAAGAAAATAATATGTCAATCTGTAATGAAAATAGGTTAAATTGCACGCCAGAAGAAGTTCTTGCTGCTACAGCTATACCCAACTGCGGTAAGTTTGTTAACCCATCTAATTTACAAGCAGAGCAATTAGTATATGATCAAGCCTTTAATGATCTTATTAATAATTTTGGTTTGCCGGTAGATTATTATATTAATACTTTTAATTTATCAGCAGCAGATCTTCTATATGGAGAAGACACAACAAAGAAATTTCAAGGACCGTTATCAGGGATTCAAATGTATGTTGAACTAGATGACAGTGCTATTAGTTTAACAAAATTTGGTTTCGACGCTGGTGATGAATTTACAGCTTATGTGCATATAGATACTTTTACAACAGCAGCATCTGCATATTTTGATTATTCTTCTGTAGGTCAATCTATTGAACCTAAAGCTGGAGATATAATAGATTTAACAGTATTGGGTTGCGATAGACCCAATGATAGAGGGTCTGTTCTTTATGAGATTACTGAAAGAATGGATCAAGATGTTACAGCACTTAACCCAGTCTTAGGACATTATGTTTATAGATTGAGAGGTAAGCGTTATGACTTCTCATTTGAAAATGGTTTATCTTCTGAAAAGGTAAACGAGCAGATATATGATAATTCATTTAGTGGTACGCTTTCAACAACATTAGTTGATCAACTAACTTCTGACGGTAAGACTTACCCTACTGAAGAAGATCCTTATGACATTGACGTAGTGTCGAAAGAGGATGTTTTTGATATGAGTACTAATAATACTGATATATACGGTGATTATTATTAATAGTTAGATAAATATGTATAATGGCTGACTCTTCAACATCTTCTGGTCAAAATAGATCATATGTAACAAATGATGGACGTGCTTCTACTTTCGGAAGAAGTTTGGTTCAATATATTCAGAATAGACTTCCATATGCTGGTGCTACAGAAGACGATTCTTTAAATCCAAAGTATAAGATATTTAAACAGACAGGGATGAGAAGGGCTGATGCCCTTGTTAAGACTTCTGTATCTTCTTCTAATCCATATAATTCCACCCCTATAGGTGACTTTGGAAAGGACACTTCTTTCGGCGATGTAATGTATGCTAACTTATCACCAGATAAGCCAGGTAGATTACGTGATTATAAAATAATGGCGGCCTACTCTGAAGTGTCAGATGCTTTGGATGAGATATGCGATGAAATCATTAATGTAGATGATAGTGGTGATGTTGCTAAACTAATGTATGATAATATTGATCTTTCAATTGATGAGAAGAGTGAGATTGATAAAGAGTTTAGTAAGTTTATAGAGTTTTTCGATCTTAAAAATAAAGGGTGGACGTTCTTTAGACAATTACTTGTAGAAGGTGAAGTATTCTTTGAATTAATAGTTCACGAAAACTATACAAATGAAGGTATATTGGGTGCTATTAATATACCAGGTGAGATAATTGACCCGGTATACAATAATATACAAAATATGCTAGTTAAAGGTTTTGTATATAAAAAGCCTATCTTTAGTGTTACTGATCCCTCTAAGGTAGAAAAGACAGAAATGATTCCTATGGAAGAGAATCAGATAGTATATGTCAATTCAGGTGTTTATAATGAGACAAAAAACTTCGTTACTCCGTTCTTGGAAAATGCTAGAAGGCCATACCGTCAACTATCTCTTATTGAAGACGCTATAGTCATTTATAGATTGGTAAGAGCTCCAGAACGTCTCGTATTTAACGTAGATGTTGGTAATATGGCCCCGCCTAAAGCAGAAGCATATTTAAGAAAGTTAATTCAGAACTACTGGGCAAGAAAAACATTTGATGTAGACCAGACTAGTGTGGTAAATAAGTTTAATCCGCAGTCAATGCTTGATGCATTTTGGTTTGCAAAGCGTCAGGGGTCTGAAGGTACATCCGTTACTCAGCTACCCGGAGGCGCTAATTTAGGTGAGCTAGCTGATTTAATGTACTTTATTAAGAAGCTTTATAGGGCTCTTAAAGTACCATCTACAAGATTAGATCCTGCTGATCAAGCATCAGCTGACGGATCTACCATGTTAAGAGAGGAGCTTAAGTTTGCTAAATTTGTAGTTAGACAACAGCAAAGATTCGCTGCAGGGCTTAAGAGAGGCTTCTTTACTCATCTCAAGATGAGAGGTATTATTGATAAGTACGATATACAAGAAAATAATTTGGAAGTTATTTTTAACGTACCTACTAACTTCTACGAATTAAGAGAAAATCAAAAGCTAGAGCTTAAAGCTGCTAACTATAATAATTTAGCTGCGAACGAATATGTATCTGCAACTTATGCGCAGAAAAAATATCTTGGATGGAAAGATAAAGATATTCTCGCTAACAGAGAGTTCTTAAGAAAGGATATGGAGCTTCAATGGGAATTAGCTCAAATACAAAACGCAGGTCCGTCATGGAAGGAAGCTGCTGCAGCAGAAAGTATTGCTGCTGAGCCTGGTGCCGGTGGCGAGGGCGGCGGTGTAGCTGCAGGTGATGTCGGAGATGCAGGTGATGTTCCTGAGTTTGGTGGAGGAGAAGCTTCAGAGGCTCCCCCTGAAGCTGCTGAGCCAGCTGAACCTGCTGCTGAGGTTTAATTACCGTCATCAAAGATTAATACCATTCTTGGTCCTGTCTCGAGAATTTGTATTAACGTACCACCAGATGGTACTGTAGCTGTCATAAATGTTGAAAGATACTCTGCTGACATTAAACCGCCAGTTACGGGTGGAACTATTGTTGCTGAAAGTGGCATATCAATATTTAATATAAAGCATATTTTTTTCTCCTATATTTTTATTTTTGTATGACTAAATAATGGTATGGCTCTAGCGTGTGAAATTACCCCTCTTTCAGCTTTTTTATCTACAAATTTAAATAATAAAATTGAAACTTTTGATAGGCTGGGTGATAGAATTAAAAGATCATTAGGTTACCCTTTAGTTTCTTTAGAAATTCATACTGATCAACTTAGGGAGAATATTCAAATCGCTGTTGAATATTTTACAAAATATGCAGGATATACTAGGGAGTATATGATATTTGATTCTAATTTATATGAACTGAATAAAGGTATTCGTTTAGATCTATTGTATACTTTAGCTAATACTGATTTAGATACTAATGCTAAGAAGCTAGCTGGTACTAATCCTCTTGGACCTAGTTCTGAATTTTATGTTGAAACTCCAGAAACTATTTTCACAGCAACTTCATCTATATTATCAGCATCATTTGCAGCATCCCCGACCCTTTCTTCAACATTTACTGAGGGTATAGATCAGTTTGAATTATTTGATAAGTCACTTTATAGTTCTATTACGTCGTTTAATAGTTCATTATCTTCAGCTTTTAAAGAAAATAAAAGAAAGACATTATCATTAGAAGGTACAAATACAGAAGCAACTACTTACCAAAATGTATATGATTACGATGTAATGGATTATAGAAAGGTTATATCTGTTACAGATTTTGAAGAAGGTTCATCTACTGGTATTAATACATTATTTACACTAGAACAAACATTAGCTCAACAAACTTACTTTAGCTACGCATTAGGTAATTACGGATTTGATCTTGTTTCATGGTATACAATGAAGGAGTTTTTGGATACACGAGAAAAGGTACTTGCGTTAAGAAAAGATTTACAATTTGATGAGCGTACTCAATATTTAAGAATGTACCCGCAACCTAAAAAAGATAGATTCTATGGTGTTATATCTTGTTATCTTGAAAGACCAATTAGGGATATTATAAAAGAGCAGTGGGTATATGAATATGCTTTAGCTTTAAGTATGATTACAATAGGGAGGGTAAGAGGTAAGTTTGGTAGCGTTAATCTACTAGGAGGAGGAGCACTAAATTCGGATATGTTAGCTGAGGGTTCGACAAAGAAAGCAGAGCTTGAGCAAAAACTACTTGAAGGTGCATCTCCTGGAATGGGAGATAATGACCCTGCTCTCTTTATTGTAGGGTAATGAAAAAAAGAACAAAATGGCGACAGGGGGAATTTGTACCGAAAAATAAGGATAAGTTTATTGGTGCGAAAGCTACATATAGATCGGGCTTAGAGCTTAAGTTTTTTAGATTCTGCGATAACAACAAGAACGTACTAAAATGGGGAAGTGAGAATGTTATTGTACCATACACTAGTCCCTTAGATGGTAGAGTTCATAGATATTTTGTTGATAATTACGTCGTAATAAGAGAGGGTAAAGATATAAAAAAATATTTAGTAGAGATTAAACCGTCTAAGCAAACTAAACCTCCTCAAACAAAATATAGAAAAAAGCAACACCTATTATACGAGCAAAAAAATTATGTTATTAATCAAGCTAAGTGGGAAGCGGCAAGAAAATATGGTAAAAAACGAGGGTTAACGTTTATTATACTAACTGAAAAAGAATTAATTTGACTTTTTAGTTACTATTGTATAAATAATTGTATGTCTCTTAAGCTTAATTTGGTCGTTGAAAAACCAGACGTGACCGACGAATTCGAATATATCGAAGAAGAAACTAATAAAAATTCGCCATCTAACCTTTACATTAAAGGACCTTATATGATGGCAGAGGGGGTAAATAGAAATAACAGACTTTACCCTAGGGAAGAGCTAGAAAGAGAAGTAGCTCGTTATAATGAAGAAATGGTTGTACCAGGAAGAGCTATGGGAGAGCTTAATCACCCTACTTCTGCTGATGTGGACTTAGAGAGAGCTTGTCATATTGTAACAGAAATTACTCAAGATGATAATGTTTTTTACGGAAAGTCTAAAGTTTTAACAACTCCTTGTGGACAAATAGTACGTGCCCTTATAAATGATGGTGTAAAAGTCGGTATGTCTTCAAGAGCATTAGGTACATTAGAAGAAGGTAGTAATCATAATACAGTTAAGAACATGAAGTTAGTAGCTGTTGATTGTGTAGCTGATCCTTCTTACCCAAAAGCTTTTGTAAATGGTATACTTGAATCTAAACAATGGGTTTTAGCTGATGATGGTAAGTATGAAGAACTATACGATAATTTCGAAGAAAGCGTATCTAAACTACCTAAGAAGGATATAGATAGATTTTTAACAGAGAGAATCATAAGTTTCATTAATAAACTCTAATAAATACTAATATGGAAGAAAAAAATAAAATTTCTAAGTTTATAGAAGAACTTTCCAACAAAAATTACGCTCAGGCGAATAAATATTTGAAGAGCGTCATTGAGGACAAGATAAAATCTAGAATCGATACAGCAACAGAAAAACCACTCTTTTAATTATGAATAACGAATTATTACCAAAAGAACTCCAAGAAGTATTAACAGAAGACTCTGTAAATGCTATTGAGACCGCGATCAAGGAAAAGGTCGAATTATCAGTAGAAGCTGCTTTAACTAACCAAGATGAGCTTTATGCTGAAAAGTTGGAAGAGTTGGTAGCAGCAATTGATAAAGATCATACAGATAAGCTTAAGAGAGTAGTAGAGGCAGTCGATACTAGTAATGCTACAAAGCTTATACATGTTGTTAAAAAGTACGAAAAGGAAATTAACGAAGATGCTTCTAACTTTAAAGAGTCATTAGTAGAGTCTATTTCTGATTATATTGAAGAATATATTGATGAGTCTATTCCGGTTGCAGCAATTGAAGAAGCAACCAAGAATAGAACAGCTTCTGAAGTACTTAGTAATTTAAGAAATGTATTGGCTGTTGACTCTACATTAATGAAAGAGTCAGTTAAAGGCGCTGTTATGGAAGGTAAAAATACTATTGACGATCTTACTGCAAGACTTAATGAAGTTGAGAAAGAGAACAACCTTCTCAAAGAAGCTTACAACTCAACACAAGCTGACTTATTCTTAGAGAAGAAGACTTCTGGTTTACAAGACAAGAAGAAAGAGTATCTTAGAAAAGTGTTAGGTGATAAGTCACCAACCTTTATTAAAGAGAATTTTGATTACACAGCTCGCTTATTTGATAAGAAAGAGCAAGAACGAATTGATGTAATTAAAGAAGAGGCATTTACAAACCGTAAAGTAAAGGCTGACGCACCAAAAGTTATCGAAGAGAAGATCGCTCCGGTAACTAACCCATATCTTTCGGAATTACAACGAATGAAGTAATTTTTAACCCCGAACAATGAGGTGCTAGTCACCTGAGTATCTTGGGATTTATTCCCATGTAGGTCGAAAAGAAAGGAAAATTAATTAAATTATGAATAAACCACAATCATTTATTGATAGAGATAGAGCAGACGCACTTCTAGAGAAGTGGGCTCCTGTTCTTGATTATACATCTGATAGCGTTAAGGCTATTGAAGATGACCACACCCGCTTAAATACTGCTGTTCTCTTAGAGAACCAGGAAAAGTGGTGCATTGAAGAATCTTCTTCCACTGGAGGAGGATCTCTCGGTCAGGGTGCGACTGTGTCTAACACAATCTTTAACCCAACCGGTCAGACTAGTTCTGGCGATACCTATGCACAAGGTGATGCTCGTTTACCAAAAGTCTTAATCCCGATGATTCGTCGTACGTTTCCTGAGCTTATCACTAACGAAATCGTTGGTGTACAGCCTATGTCTGGTCCTGTTGGACTTGCATTCGCTCTTCGCTACGCTTACCAGTCCGATACCTTAGGTAACGGCGTTGACGGTAAGGGTGCGACTCCCACTGGACCTGGCGTTGGGCCAGGCAATAGTGCGAGTTATAGCGGTGCAGCTGGACTCCCTAACACCGAAGCAGGTTATCAATTACTTGATACTCGCTTTACTGGTGCTTCCTCAAGCCAATTAGTTGGCGGTAACGGTTGGGATTTTGCTGAACAAGACAAAGGTGTAGCTCAGATACTTTCTGCTTTCGAAATCACTGGAAACATTCCTCAAATGGAGGTTAAGTTCGAGAAAACAGCCGTTGAAGCTGGTACACGTCGTTTAGGCGCGCGCTGGTCGGTTGAACTCGAGCAGGACCTCAAGAACATGAACGGAATCGATATTGATGCTGAAATCACAAACGCTATGTCGTATGAGATCCAAGCTGAGATCGATCGTGAAATGCTCATGAGAATGATCCAAGCTGCCTTAGGTAGCAATCGTTTCTCTACCTGGTCACCTGCTTCTGCAGATGGTCGTTGGTTAGTTGAGCGTAATCGTGATTTCTATCAGAGATTAATCATTGAGGCCAATCGTATTGCTGTACGTAACAGAAGAGGCGCTGCCAACTTTATTGTTGCAACTCCTCGTGTATGCGCGATTCTTGAAATGCTCCCTGAATTCCAGTGGGTACCTGTTCAAGGTGACGTGAATACACAACCTGTTGGTATTGCCAAGGTTGGTTCAATTGGTGGAAGATTTAACGTTTACCGTGATACTCGTACAGAAGTTCAAAATACCAATGAATACACAGGTTACTATACTAACCCTGCTGGTTCTGGTAATGGTATTGAATATGCACTCCTTGGTTACAAGGGTCCAGAATTCTACGATACTGGTATCATTTACTGTCCGTACATTCCTGTCATGGTACAGAGAACAATCGGCCCGAATGACTTCGCTCCACGTGTAGGCTTGCTTACTCGTTATGGCGTCGTCGATAATATCTTCGGGGCGGATCTCTACTATCATGTCATACTTGTGAATGGACTTGGTGAATCGTTTACACCAGGCTCTCAGTCTGTATACTTCTAAGATACAACTATCAAGCTAAAATTAAAGCAGTAGGGCGAAAGTCCTACTGCTTTTTTTATTATATGATATAAATAACGTTATGAAGTTTTTGAGACTTATTGAAGCATTTAAAGAAACTGTTACATCAGCTGAAAAGCTATTTCTTAAATTTATTGAAAAACGTAAGCAAGGAGCTGCTAAGACTGCCGCAGCAAGTAAGAAGAAAGGTGGTTACGCTTTACCATCGTTCTATCACTTTAATGCTAAAGCGAGACCTTACGCTGAGTGCGAGAAACACTATGACGATGTAAAGTATGTAGAGCAAAAAGCTGAGGAGATATACAAGGGTCTAAAGGATTGGAGAAAAATGTCACAGAAGAAGTTTCAAGAAGAAACTGGTAAATTAGAAGTATATGGTGAAGTATATATTCGTAAAACTAAACTTAACTCTTTAAAAATAGATTGACCCTATAAATTAAAAAAGCCGGCATTAATGCCGGCTTTTTTGTTGTACTACTGCTTGGGTGTCTTTACATGGGGTACTGTAACATCATGTAAGGTAAAATGTCGCATACTAGCATCTGAATATCTTTCAGGGTTAATATCAATACCACCTCTACGTGCATATAGACATCTTACAGCTAGCTTATCTGGCTCAAGTATATCATATAAACGCTTGTAAATAGTCTCACAAATCTCCTCATGGAAGTGACATTCATCTCTAAAAGAGACAATATATTTAAGTAGTGAAATAGGATCAACAGCCTTATCACCTTCAATTTCAATATACACATCACCCCAATCAGGTTGTGAAGTTACACGACAGTTAGACTTAAGCAATGCACTATGATAACGTACTACATCTACATCATTCTGAACAGTTACGAGTAGTTCTGGTGTCTCTTGATAGACAGTAAACTCCAAATCGTCGATAGGATACTCTTCTTCAAGAGTAATATGACTAAACTCACGGTAGTTATGACCCCATTCATCATTTGCAGTTGTAACTTCGCTAAGTACATGCTCGTTAGTATCAACTCTTACTTCAACATTACGTTCAAGTAACTCTGTAAGATCAGCTTGCGCATTTCGTTCAATAGTCTTTAATACTTCTTCTTGAGTTTTTCCAAGCTTAGTCATATTAAAGGAGTTAAAATATAGCTTAAAGGATTTAGACTCGACGATAAATTCACTATCACAAGGAATATAAACCTTCGCAATACCTACTACAGGTAATCCATGATCTGTAAGTCCGGATACTTCATACGCGTTCCAAGTATCACCTCCTTCGAAAGGTAGATTATCATCGTCAATATCTAGATGCGTTCTATTAGACGCTCTAGGCTCTCTTACTAAAAGCTCTGGATCGTACGTATCTTTATATTGAGACGATTGACCCAAATGCTTACTAATATTACTATTGTCTAGTTCTTTTAATGCCATAACTTAATTAATTTTAATATCTAACCCTCGTTCTTCAAGAGTTTCTTTTACAATTTTTAACCTTTCTTCCACCGTACCTGATAAGGTAACTACATTATCAAACCCATTTAAATACTCTTCAAATAATTCAATAATATCATTTCTAAAATTTATATCAGCAGAACGTTCACCATCATCTACCAGCGGAACATCATGAGGATTCGTATAAAATATAACATCGTACTTATCTACTAAATGAGTATATACTCTCAATGCAGCATCGTATATAACTGTACTCACTTTATTTTGCTTAGCTAACCAATCTGTATATACAATACCATCAACAGCACACCTATCTAAGATAGTATGCTCAGCATACGTTTTACGATATACGTTTTCTATATGATCATTCATAATCATATATTGCGTAAGATCACCGCCATCCTCGTTGATAGGCATATTGAACTTACGCTTAATCTTTCTAGTTACTTCATCTACAATAAAAATATCAGGATTATTATCCTTTAAGATATTAAGCAATGTAGACTTACCAGTACTTTGAGCTCCAGAGAATGATATCAGCATCTTTTAATTATATCTGTTGTTTTTAAAAAATCAATCCATGCTACTAGAGAAGTACCTTTTAATCCTCTATATACTTCATCGAGAGTCTTCATGGTATTAAATCGTTTTACTTCAGAAACTATCTCCCCACTATCGACCTCAGGTACAACCTTATGAACAACACTACCGTAGTAAGTATAGTTGCCATCATTAAACATACGCTCTTGCGGATCCTTCCCTTTCAGCTCTGGGTAGTCAGTAATAAGACCGGGATGGCCATTATAAATTGTATATATGTTACAAATACTCTCTGGTACGATACGTAACCATCCATGTAGGGTAATAAACGAATCCGGATCAGCTATATTGTGAAGGAAGTTAGCAGTTTTTGCTTGAACGTTATTAACTACTTTGATTCTAGATTTACCGCTTAATCCGGATAATCCCCTACTGTGAAGCTCGCGTATTTGAGGATGCCACTTTGACTCATCACTATTATTAGTAACTATAATATCCGGCCACCTATCGAAATGTAAAGCGAGATCAACGACCTCGCTTCCTGTCTGCGAGAATAAAGCTATCCATTTCTTCATAGATACTTCAATGATAAGAAGTTAATCATTAAATGCAACGTATTATCGGTAATAATAAGTAGCCACATAGCAAGAAAATCAGGTGTCTTCTTGCAATAACCGAAGTGAGATAAGTCACCATTTTGAGGCCAATGACTTCTCGGAGCAAGAAAGTTCTTAAGCTTTGCAACATGCTTAGCTAAACTATATCTATCAATAATTAAATGCGTACCGAATATAACAAGCCAAGCATTAAGAGAAGGTTGTAGTAATAAGAATGGTGTAGAGTAAACTAGCGCGTGAATAAATGCGGCAAAATGGCATTTCGCTTTATTAGCTGCCATCCAACCTGACTGAAGAAGATAGTCTCCAATCAAATGTAATATTAACTGACTCATGAGTCTACTATTATTATATAGAGTAAAATCTACTTTTCAACTAAATAATTTAAATGGATGAATTTTTACAGGTGGCTGAGAAGGTGGGATTTCCGATTGCAGGAGCCTTAACTGCCGGGTTCTTTATTTTTATAATTCTTAAATTTATTCTAACCGAACTTACCGGTTCTATAAAAAGTCTTAATAATTTAATAACAGGACTAGTAAATAGAATTGATACAATGAATAATGATATTGTTAAAATAGATACTCTTATATCGGTAGCTTTTAACAAAAAACCAAACTTAGAAAGGTTAGCTGCAGCTGACGGCAAAGAGGACTCGCGTAAAGACTAATGGACTCGGTAGTAGATATGGTAAGCAAGTATGGCTTTCCAGTCATAGCAGCTTGCGGCTTAGGGTATTTTGTATACTACATATGGAAGTGGGTAACAACAGAAATAAAGCCTGTAATTGAAGAGACTACCGGTAAGTTAATAGGTTTAATTGATAAGGTTCGTATGTTAGATAACGATATGATAAGACTTACGATGAAAATAAATCTTATTACAGAGGAAAAGACCCCTAACCATCGTACAAAAAATAAATAACTATATGAAGGCATTACTTATAGCACTCATGATAACATCAGCAGCAGCCGATCAATTAACATTTAGATTTAAATCACCATCGTTTAATGGTGTCGGTTATAGCTCACATAAAATTAATTTAGAAAATATTTCGGCTGCTAGAAAAAAGACTATTAGAGATGAAATTAAATCATTAGAGATTCAAGCTAATTTAGCTTCTCAACGCACTCCCTTAAATGTATTTATGACTAATTTACAGTCCCGTATTTACTCTGAACTCTCTAAGCAAGTTACAGAACAACTATTTGCAGATACAAATAATGAATCAGGTGCATTCGATCTAGACGGTAATACTATTTCTTGGTATAAGTTAGCAAATCAAATTAATCTTACTGTAACTGATACAGAAGGGAACCTTACAACTATATTAATTCCTATTGGTTCTCTCTTACTACCGGAGCCTCCTGCTAATGAAACAACTTCTAACAACTAGCCTTTTAAGCTCTTTTTTGCTTTTAGGTGGTTGTAGTTATATTTACAAGGATGTAAAAGAATCACCTGCTATAGCCCCGACTCCGTTAAAATCAGAGCTGGCTGAGCTACCCGTATTAGACGGCGCATCTATCTATATAGGTGTATCTGACTTTAAAGATCTAACAGGTCAGCGAAAACAATCAGATAATTATGCAAGCTTTTCCTCAGCTGTAACTCAAGGAGCTGAAGCTTGGTTAATTGAATCTTTACTAGAATCAGGAAATTGGTTTAAAGTATTAGAAAGAGGTCAGTTAGATAGTATTATGCGCGAACGTGCAGTAGTACAACAAACAAGAGAAGACTTTACAGAAGAAGATGATACAGGACTTCAACCTATGCTTTTTGCTGGGTTACTCATACATGGAGGCATTATTGGATATGATACTAATTACGTTACTGGTGGTATAGGAGCTTCTTATCTCGGGTTAGGAGCAGCAGAACAGTATAGAAAAGATGTAGTTACTGTTTCTATAAGATTTGTAAGTACATTAACTAGCGAAATACTTCTATCTTCAACTGTATCAAAAACTATATATTCTGTATCGTTGGGCAGTGATGTTTTTAAATATGTTAAAAATGATATTAATCCATTAGAAGTTGAATATGGATTTGCTAAAAATGAAATGGTTTCTGTGGCTACTAGAGCTGCTATTGATTTAGCTATTATTAATATTATTAATAAAGGGGAGAAAAAGAAAATGTGGAAGTTTGTAAATCCCCCTGCGGAAGCAAAATAAACTGGTATTTTTCTATAAATATTAGTATGAAGATAAAAGTATTCTCTCTCAGTATACTTGCCTCTACAGGCTTGGTTTTTGGTAGTAATGAAATTTACCTAGACCAGATTGGTAGTGCAGGTGTTTTTAATATATCGCAAATTGGATCTGCAAACAAATTAGGTGAAGGTACAAACCGGTCACGGATTGAAGGTGAAGAGGTTATATTTAACGTAGCTACTATCGGTAATCAAAACTTAGTAGATATTGATTCAGTTGGTAACGAAGAAGAAGTAAATCTTCAAGTTGAGGGAGATGCTAATGAGGTAATATTAGCTCTTGAAGGAGATCAAAACACTGTAAATACCTTTGTAGCAGGTGATTCTAATAATGTGTTAATTGCAGGTAATCAGGAAGATTCAGAAAAAGCTTCTGTTAATAACGGCGTAATTAATCTTAATGTAGAAGGTGCTTCAAACGATGTTGAGTTACTTCTTTTTGATACTTCTTATACCTTTACGGATTACTTTATCGGAGGATCTTTAAACACTATTAGTTCTTATCAAGAAGGTCATGGTGGTTTGATTGGTCACTCGCAATTAGTTGATGTTTACGGAAGTAGTAATAATTTATTAATATCACAAGTAGGTTCTGAGAGTCAATTCATAGAACTTTCTATTCTTGGAAATGAAAACAACTATCAAATATACCAAACCGATGGTGGGTTTGATCCAACATATATGCCAGAGCAAACTGATAATTCAGTTACTCCAGTTAATGACTACTCCAATCCATCAGGCCCTCCTCATGATGGTCCGCCTCAAATCCTCGTTAATCCTTAGTATATTAACTTGCTTATTAAGTAGTAGCTTAGCTGAAGTTGGTAACGTAACTGCTCAAACAAGAGCAGCTCAAATAACTCGTAAGGGTGATAAGATTTTAACAGAAGTTGATACTCCTGTTGAAATGCGCGATCTCATACAAACATTAAAAGGTAGAGCTGATATAAAGTTTGTAGATGATACTAAAGTAAGTGTTACTGAGTATTCTAAACTTATAATTGATGAGTTTGTTTATAACCCAGAGAAAAAAACAGGTAAACTATCTCTTAAAGCTGCGTTAGGTACTATCAGATATTCATCAGGTAAGATAGCTAAAAATTCTAGAAAAAATGTAAAGATAAAATCACCTACCGCGTCGGTATCTGTTAGAGGTACAGATTTTACTATGAACGTTCAAGAGGACGGGGCAAGTAGTTTTATACTTTTACCTTCAACAGATGAGGCAGGTAAAAGTTATGTCGGGTCAATTGATGTATCAACATTAGGAGGTACAGTAACTCTTAATCAAGCATATGAAGCAACTACAGTAACAACTGCTATAGCTCCTCCTACACCTCCTCAAGTTATACAGCAAGATGGCCCTGCTGAGCCTAAAAAGAAAAACAATAACGATAATAATGAAAATAATAATAACGCAGGAGATAATGAAGATGACAAAGAAAATTTTGATGATATAAAAATTAAAAGAAAAGAAAAACAACTAATGAATACTTTTTTAAAGATGGAGGATGGTAGATATGTATTCTTTTCTAAAGATAAGGATAATATGATATCATTAATTGTTGAAGATGGTAGTAATGTTACTGTTAATTATGATAATAAAGGTAGCATTATAAATGCTAAATTTAACTCCGGTAACAATGTTCAATTTAATATAAAACAACAATGAAGATCTTTAACCTAAAAAACTATGCTATATGCTTAGTAGTAACTATAATATTTACTTGTTTGCGTATACTCGACCCTTTCTTTATAGAAACAGCAAGATTAAAAGGATTAGATTATTATCAAAATAATCAAGAAAAGGTTAAGTCTGAAAATATTGCTATAATAGAAATAGATGAAGATAGTTTAGATGAATACGGGCAATGGCCTTGGAAACGTGATCTTATAGCACAGGGTATAATAAAGGCTTATGAAAGTGGAGCGCAATTGGTAGTAGTACCTATTCTATTTGCTGAAAAAGATAGATTAGGAGGAGATAAAGAGCTTATAGAGTTGTTGACTGAAGCACCGGTTATTATTGGTCAATCAGCAAGTACAAGAGGTAAAGGAGATCCAGTACCTAGAGGGTTAGCTACTATAGGAGAAAGTTTAGATGGTTGGTTGTTTGATTACCCTGAAGCTATAGGACCTGTAAAGGAGCTCGGAGAAGTTGCTGCTGGTGTAGGTATGGTACTTACTGCTCCTGAGTTAGATGGAGTAGTGAGAAGAATGCCGTTAGTTATTCAGATTAAGGGAGAAGCTTATCCAACAATACCTTTAGAAGTTATAAGGTTGTTTTCAGGGGAGCAGTCATATCAAGCTAAAGTAAGTGAAATAGGAGTTGAGGCTATAAGAGTGCCGGGTTTTGATCCAATAGTAACAGATGAAAATTCTAGAGTGTGGGTGAACTTTAAATATGAGTTTGATAAGGTTTCTTTTAAAGATGCAGATTGGTCTGCTGTGCAAGATAAGATAGCTATAATAGGTATAACGGGAGAAGGTTTAGCTAATACTATAGCTACTTCAACAGGTATTAGTTACGGTCATGAGGTAAATTGTCACGCTTTGCAAATGATAATAGATGAAAATCGTTTAGAAAGAAATAAAGAATTTTTTATGCATGAATTATTAGTTACCGCTGGTATATGCTCCATTATTATTATCGGAGCGTTATGGTTACCATATTTTATTAGTTTAGCGCTTTGCTTAGTAAGTATTAGTTCTTTACCGTGGTTAGGTAATTTATTATTTGAGCAAGGTAAACTATATGATTTTACATGGCCTATAGCTACTATTTTTATAACATGGTCAGCTGCTACTTTTGTAAGATTTGTTCAAGAAAATAAAACAAAGAAGCTTATTAAGAATCAATTTGAGCATTATTTAGCTCCATCGATAGTAAGACTATTACAAAAAAATCCTCAAAAATTACAGTTAGGTGGAGATACTAGAGAGCTATCCATTTTATTCAGCGATTTAAGAGATTTTACAACAATAAGCGAAACGTTTAAATCCAACCCTCAAGAGCTAACTGATCTTATAAATAAATACCTTACTCCTATGACTGGTTGTGTTATAGAAAATAACGGAACAGTTGATAAATTTATAGGGGACGCATTAATGGCTTTTTGGAATGCTCCTATAGATGATGAAGAACATAGAGATAACGCATTGGAATGTGCTATTCAAATGTTTGAATTGTTAGAAAAGCTTAACGTTGATTTAAAGGATAAAAATTTAGAGCTTAAAATGGGTATAGGTATCAATACTGGAGATGTTGTTGTCGGTAATATGGGTTCCAATCAACGATTTGATTACACCTGTTTAGGAGATGCAGTTAATCTAGCTGCTAGATTAGAAAGTCAAACTAAAAATTACAAGGTAGGTATATTAGTAGGTGAAGGTACGGTTAAAGGTAATGACACTTTCAACTTTTACGAGCTCGATACAATTGCAGTTAAAGGTAAAACTGAAGGAGTAAAAATTTATACGATACTTCCCACGTTGAAAAATAAGCCCAATCATGATGCCTTTTTAACTGCATATAAAAAGCAGGAATGGGATAATGCTTTAAAACATGCTGAGTTTAATAAGAGAGGAATACCTCAACTATCAAACTATTACGTTATGATGTCAGATAGAATTCTAGAATTAAAAGAGCAAAATCCTATAGATTGGGATGGTATTTACCGATCATCATCAAAATAAGAAACGGTAGTCCTATTATAGTGGCAGCTCCAAATAACCATACAAACGAATAAAGAATAATTCTAGTAGCTCGTCTTGTTATTAAAGGGTAAAAATCGGTATCATTAGTATAAACTAGACCGCTACGTTTCATATGTATTATTTATGACGACCTATAATATTTTTAAATTGTTTCGTATTAAAAATAATATCGTCTAGTTGATCCACATTAACATTAACATCAATCATGTCAGCTAGCAGCATAGAAGGCTTATGATTAAGTCCTTGATTAGCCATATAACGATGTCCTAGTAGACCAGCTACAACCGGGTTAGACGTATCAAGAGAGCGTATATTAAGTTCTGAAGCAATAGGTGCGTAAGCGGCAAACTCTCGTGCAAGAGCCGCGCCTAGTAGGTGGTGTGGCTTTCGAGCATTCCATACACCATCAATAACTAGGCGAGTTATAAGCCCGTGACGGCCTGCTGCCCATCGATCGAGAGTTCCTTCACGACCTGTCCTATTTGTTGTAGTTACTGTCTCGTACCATTTATAATCAAAAGAGATAGCAATATAGTCAGCATTATCTGACATAAACTTATAACAATCTACTAGCTCCTGATAAGTATTACCTTGAACAACTCCAATAGTAGTTCTACCTTTAAGATCAGAACCATAGTTCAAGAAGAACTTATTCCAAGAGGACATTGTACCTTGCGCATCTTCGAGAACATCAGGAACAATATAGAAGGAAGGATTAAGCTCGGTAATATATTTGATATATTTTTTAGGATCGAAAGACTCTCCAAGCTCGAAGATCGAATTATCAAGCAGCACCTCACGACCGGCAGCCAGCGAGCGTTTAAAAAAATTATAATACTCTGGATGCGTCTCGAACAAATGAACGAGAGCATAATCATAGTCATTATATAGCTTAGACTCTTCAAGAATTGATATTGGTGTTTCGTGACTAACAAGCATACAGTATTATAACCACGTATTACATATATTCAAGATTAAATATGTATAATGTTTGTTCGTGGTTCTAATGCAGCGGTAGAGTATAAAAGGGACGATACTAACTTCTATAAAGGTATAGTAGTTAAGAATTGGGATCCTCAAAAGCTCTACCGTATAAAAGTATTTATACCTGAACTATCTAATCAGCCTCTTGATGATTGGTTAAAAAATTATAGTAATTTAAATTTTAGATTTCCGGGTACTAATAATGAAAAGGATGTATGGAAAGATGCAAAAGTTTTTGAAGAGATATCTAAATTACTACCATACGCGGAACCTTGCTTCCCTATATTTGGCGAAAGTGGTCCAGCGAGATATCAATCTGTAGAAGAGTTAGCAGCTATAACTGATAGTAATAATACAGAAGATTTCGAGAATAATAATAAAAATGACGAACCTCCTTCTATAGATACGGGAAGTTTTGGTCCTTCGTTTTTATATGAAAACTTTAGTACAAATGGTGGAGATTTCTTTACTGATCCAAAGAGCAATTACTCAGGTAATAATAATCCCTATAGTTATAATTACAGACCCAGTAATCATGTTAATAAAGCCAAAGGGATGTTTGGATTACCTTCTGTTGGATCGCAAGTGTGGGTATTTCATTACCGTGGAGATTTAAACTTTCCTGTATATATAGGTAGTAGAATTGACTTTAGACAGTCAGTAACCTTAACTGATTCAGATAATGAAGATCAGCAAACTTTAGATTATCCTGGTATATTTGAAAATTTAAAAAAATTAAGCGATGAGTGATAGTTTAGATCAGGAAAAGCAGGAATATAGAAGTAAGTCTATACTTAATCAAAAAGGTGCGGCTGTTGATATCAACAACTCTACTGATAGGGAGGAAATAAAAATTTCACAATATAGTGGATCTAATATATCTTTAAATAATTTAGTTAATAATGAACTAGCTACTAATAACAAACAAGTTAAGGTTATTAATGATAGTTTTACATCAGTCGGTAAAAATAAAAGCGTTTTTACAGGAAAAGATAGTATAGAGAGGGTACAGGAAAATACTTATTCTCTTAAGGGATTTGTAGATGATTCTAATTTAGAAGCAGCTGAAAACTGGAAGAATACATATAAACCTGCGGCAGAAGATAACGCTCTATTTCAAATAAAACGAACATCTAATGGAGGTTCAAGGGGTGATAATTCTACTAAAGAAGAGAAGTATACTCCAACTAATTCGAAGAAAAACGGAGGAGGTGATGTAATAGGGTATGAGGGCAGCGCTATAGTAGATTCAGGTAAAGATGAAGTTACTAGTTTTTCGAAGCCAATATTTACTCCTGATACCCCACCGGAATCTACTTCCCCAGAAAACGAGGACATAGAATCGGGTAATGTAACCTACCCAGAAGGTGCTGATAAAAACTCAGCAACAGAAGGTGGTAATTGGTCGCCAGAGAAAAAGCATGAAGAATTAAATGATAAGATAAAAGACTTACAAGAAGAATTAAATGTAATCGAAGATAAATTAGGTAACGGTGGTGATGAAATTGAGTTTATAAAAAGAGGTAAGACACAAACTGTGGGTGCCGCTTTTAATGATTACCAGTCTATTAGAGTTGATACTGTTGGTAGATCGCAACCTCAAGAAGTAGTTGTCGGTCCTAATCTAACTTTTGTAAATGTAGGTAGTGTACCACACGTAGAGGATGTAGATAACTCTATGAACTTCCCTGTTGGTAATTATACACTAACTGTTGGTAATAGATATAATGTGTTAGTAGGTTCTGGTGGTATACAGTTAAAGTCAACTGGATCTGTTGAGGTTGTCGGTACGCACACTAAGGTCTTAGGGGCTAAAGTAGATATATCTGCTAAACATGGAGTATCTATAACTAGCCCGGAGAATATAGAAATTTCATCTGCTGGTAATTCTGGCGCTGGTATTAATATAAGATCTAATAAGCAGGTGTTTATAGAGCCTGGTCTTGGTGTAAAAAATAATATAACCACATCAGGTTCTCTGTACGCTGCTGGTGAAATATATACTCACCACATTACTGCTCCTTGCGAAGTGCAGCAAACAGAATTTACTACTCTATACGGTAAATTTAACACAGACGAGCCTAGAAAATTAAAGATTGGTGAATGTGAAATTGGAGGTTCTTTCTTTCCTGTATATGCGGATCCGACAGATGATCTAATATTAAATTACCCTCACTCCCATAACTTTAACAACTTACCTTTACGCTTAATGAAAGATCATAAAGGGTTAAGAGATAAAGCTATAGGTGAGGGTATAAACAGAAATGGTTATTCTACACAAGCGAGAGAAGTTGTAAATGAAAAGAAGGTACCTCAGTAACCTTACTTAATTTCATCTACTAATCCCAATTGTAAACACTTATTAGCATCAAACCAAAGGTCATGCTTTAGAATTTCATCTAACTTCTTCATAGGCACCTTTGTATGAGCTTTATAAATTGCCTTAATGGTATCCATTAAATTTTTATTATTCTCCATATCATCTTCTAACTCTGTATACTTACCATATGCTAAAGATGAAAGTTGATGAATAAGCATTTTAGAATATTTACCAATATATCTTTTCTTACACACTGTTGATATAATCGTAGCTGCTGAAGCTGCAGCTCCGTCAATATGTGAATGTACATCGCTTTTAAGATTTCTGATACAATCAACTGTTGCTAAACCAGCGAATAGCGAACCTCCGTACGAATTAATTCTTAAGTTAATAATAGGATTAACATCTAGAAACTCTTTAGTTATACTAAGTTTTCTATCTACTTCAAATAAGGTAGAGTTAAGTTCAAGTGCATTGCTTTCAGTAATATCACCATAAAAATATACATTATTTTCGACTACTCTAGTCACCGAACCACCTCCCCCTGCAGCTGCACTATTAACTATAAACTGTACCTGCTTCTCTTGTTCCTCTTCTTCAGAGTTATTGTATTTCCATTTCATATATTTAAAATTATTACCCTTCACAAGTAGAGCATTCATTTATAGACCTCGCTAGCTCTTGAGCTGGGTTAGCACTTCGCTGATAGTATAGGGACTTGATACCATTTTCCCACGCCCACACTAAAAGAGCATTAACTTCTTTAGGTGGTGTTTTCGGAGGTACTTGTAAATTAATAGACTGACCTTGATCAATATAAGGCTGTCGTTGCGCAGCTTGAATAAGTACTTCTTTCTGCGTAATTTCGCCAAAATTCTTGAATACTTCTCTTTCGTGATCTGTAAGAAACTTAAGATGCTGAACTGAGCCTCCCTTCTGTAAAATGCTTCTCCAGGTTGTAGTATCATTCTTATCATAAGAAATAAGGATTTTTGTAAGTTCAGGATTCTTATAAGTAAATTTACCTTTAGCCAAATCCTTAGTAAAGTAATTACTGTTAAGCGGTTCAATAGAAGGACTGACTTGTCCTAAAATAAACGAACTACTTGTTGTTGGTGCAATAGCTACCAAACAACTATTACGTAAACCATACCCTTCCATAAGCGAAGGTACGCCATACTCTACAGCCATCTTCTTTGAAGCGTTAGTTGTGCGCTCTTGAATAGTTTTAAAGATTACAGAGTTTTGTAACTTAGCTTCCATAGACTCAAAAGCAATACTCTCTTGCTGTAAATAAGAATGCCATCCTAATACACCCACTCCAAGAGCTCTTTGTGTAACAGCGAACTTATGAGGCGCTTCCATATTCTTTATACCTCGTGTCTTGTTAATAAACTCTGTCATAACCGCATCAAGAAAATATGTCAGAGTCTCTATAGCATCGGTTTTTTCAATATCTTTCCATCTTGCAAGATTTAATGAAGATAGATCACACACAAACGACTCATCTTCTTCTGCAGATAAAAAGATCTCAGTACATAAATTTGAAGCGTAAATTCGCTTACCTTTATCCTTATATACTTGAGGTGCATTATCGTTAGCGTTATCAGAGAAGAAAATATATGGATAACCTGACTCATATCGCTTTTTAATAACCTTACCCCATATACTACGCTTCTGCTTATCACCTGCAACCATCGACTCCATCCATTCACTACTAACAGTAACTCCAATAGATAGATCTTGAATAGCATTCCCTTCACCTCGAATACCTAAAAATTCATCAATATCACCATGATCGATAGGTAGGTAAGCTGCAAAAGAACCTCGTCTCACGTTACTCTGTGAAATGTAATTTGTAAGGGCATCAAAGACAGTTAACTGATGGTGTACTCCAGTAGAAGTACCGCCGGTAGAAATTTCAGCTCCTCTAGGTCTAACATCACCAAAGTAAGCTGAAGTACCACCACCTACCTTAGACATAGTACCAACCTCAGCAACCTTACCAAGAATCTTCTCCATATCATCAGGTATGTAAGAACCGAAACAAGAAATAGGTAACCCTCGATCTCTACCAAAATTAGACCAGATAGGAGATGAAAGAGAATAAAACCCTCTATGCATGTAATCAATAAACTTATCTGCCCAGCCTTCTATACCAAGATACTCTTGCGCTTTATGCGCAATATCTATAATTCGCTGCTCAGGTGTTTCACCAGGTAGTAAGTAGCCTCTTTCGAGAAACTTACGAGAATCGTCGTTAAGCCAATATATGTCACTCATAATAAATATAATCTTCTAGAATAGATCATCTTCATCAAACGACTGACTCTTTTTAGAGTACTCTACAGGACGTGAGTGGAAAAAGTCAGTCATATTGTTACCAAGAAGTTCTTCTTCAAACCACATTGTAGCTTCTAAAAGATCATTATCTACTTCAAAAATAGGTTTAAATCCTATTTGTTCGAGTGATGAGTTAATCCTATTTTTAATAAACTCCTTAACAGTATCAGCATCAAGACCTGGCTCTTTAATACCATTAATCATCCAATCGACTATTTTTGCTTCTGATTTAAATGCTTCCTCAGCTTCACCTCTTATGCGCTCTTCTAATTCTTCGTCAAATAACTCCGGCATTTCATTACGAATTGTATTAATAATCTTAATACCAACGAGAGCGTGTATATTCTCTTCGTTACGCGTGTATTTGACTTGTTGGTCAGTATCCTTTAAAACGTTTTTATATCTAGCAAACCAGTTGATAACATAGAACTGAGAGAAAAGAGACACGTTTTCTACAAACAAAGTAAATAGAGTTAACGCGTATAGGTATTGCTTTTTTGAGCTACTATAAAACTTATGAGTATATTTACGAAGATAGTTAACGCGACCTTGAATAAAATCTAGTTTAAGATTTTCTTCAAATATATCCTCCATATCAAGCACAGTTAAAAGTCTCTCGTAAGCATTATTATGGATTACTTCTGTATTGGCCATAACATAGCCTAAATCTTGAAGCGCTGGATGAGGTAAATTTTCACCTAATTTTGCCCAAAAACTCTTGACTGCTACTTCAATTTGACCAATAGCAGATAAAACCCTAACAATAATTTCACGCTCTTGATCTGTTAACGCAGTTTTAAATTGTTGAACGTCAGATGTAAAGCTAAACTCCTTATCAGTCCAGAACCCATTGTGCATAGATTCAATAAATTGCTCTGTCCATGGGTAATGGTTAGGCTTGCGAGACAGTTGTTCCACGAAAATTGACATAGTTGTTTTCTATATTATATGTTATTAAACTAAGATATCAATTAAGAGGCATTGTAGATTGAAGGCCTCCATGCGGAAGAGTAAACGTTTTTGAAAATCGCTTACCGCCAACCTCAACAGTAACTGCAACTATATTTCCAGAAACGTAAGGCGAAGAAACTATATTACCACCGGTAGCTATTATTCTATATAAGGACCCAGTCTGTGCATCAAATACCTTGACAGTACTTGCAGACCCCTGTTGTACGGTGAATGTTTTAGTTTTCATATTGTCTTATAGTATTTATGAATTCCGATACCTCTATATCTGATTTATGTGTAGAGAAGTTAATATTTTTAAATGCTCTTTTATTATTAGCATTAAAATTTAAATTATGATGATCGATTATGTCTTTTATATCTTGAGAGTCTTCTGACGGTAAATCCGGATCATCAACATTTAAAATATTACGTATCTCCTTTACAGAGTATCCCCTACTTAAATACGTTCGAGCCTTTTTAGTTACAAAAAATTTACGTAACGATTCCTCATCCTTATATTCTGCTATCTTTTTCTGATAGTAGTCTTTACCGAAAGTATAACTATTACCGGTTATTAAGCACTGTACTTTTCTCTGAGCCATTGTTTCTATTATAATTATTCCCAAGGAAAGTCAATCCAAGTATTATCTGGTACTAAAACTCCATAATGATCTATTTTCTTTTTCGCTCTCTTTTCTGCAAATAGTGTAGCGTATCTAACAAAATCAAACTTTGTACCGATTTTATCTTTTATAAAATCTATCGTCCTACCTGTATCAGCTTTATCATCTATAATAAGAAGCCTACTACTTTGATCTAATTCATCAAAGTCAACAGTTTGTGTAATTTTTGTTTCTTTATTTTGCGTTGTCCCGTTATAACTATTAATACCATAAACAAGCATATCTATATCTAGCGCGTAACTTATAATCTTAGCAGGTAGTAACCCACCTCTTGATAACCCAATAACATGAGTAAACTCTCTACCGTTTAATTTAAATCTCAACGCTAAGGATTTTGATAAAAAATCTATAACATCATAACCAACCTTTTGTTTATGCATATTAGTATTATACTGTATAATTTATAACTTTCAATTAAATAATTATGTGAAAAACGATTTAGCTGAACTTCAAAAGATATATGAAGGGTATGGTGGGCAGTCTATTGATTTTGGTCCTAATACTCAATACGCACCAGCTAATGCAGATTCAAACTTAACGTACAGTAAGGGTAGGTTACCTACAGCATATCCTGGAATGGGTGGTCAGTACTCAGCATATTCATACGGTCAAGCTGGTCAAAATATAACCGAACCTGTTTCAGATGAAGAAGTACCAGTTAAGGATATTAAAAATCATCACGTCCTAGATAAGATAGATGATCATATAGAGCAAGCGCACAAGGACGAAATGATGTATGCGGTGCATGTACTCGGTCAATTAAAAGAGCATATAAAGTCTCTTTAAAGCTTATCAGTTAAGCGATCTATTATATAGCAAGTCGCTGCGCTATATAGAGCGAATACAAATGTATTGTATTCTGTAAAGGTAGAAAGAGCTAAACCTACCCAAAATCCTACACATAACGAGCAGGATAGCAGCTCTTTAAAGAACTTTATTTTAGTAAGTTTAGCTCTCGGTATATTAAAAATTGTGCCATACATTAATATATGACACAATCCATAAGCTGCTAAAGTAGCTAAAATAAGATTAGCCATCGTTACCTATAGCCTCAACAGGACACCCCTCTAGAGCCTCCATACAAAGAGCATACTGTTCTTCGTTTTCAGGTTGCTTGTAGACGTATGAGTATCCTTCATCTTCTTCTCGTTGAAAATTATCAGGCGCCTGCTCGCGGCAAAGGTCACAATCAATACATTGCTCATCAACGTAAAAGGTACCTTCTACATTTTCCGGATTTTTATCTTCAATCTCTGCCATTACCCGTTAAGTAACTGTTGATCTTCATTAATAGTGGTAACAGCATCACCCATTAACTTGAGCTCTTCCTTTTTAACAACAATAGAATTACCATCATCATCAGTCACTTTATAATGATCTTCATCAATCTTCTCTACTACCGGGCAACCTTTCTTACCGCAGCATACTTTAACTTTATTTTTATCTAGTTTTTTAATCATAATCTATAATGCAGCTTTTAATGCTGCTTTAATTTTTTCTTCCGCTCTCGTATCAACATCATCCTTACGACCTGGTGATATCTCTCTATGAGTAGTTATGGTTGATAAATCTTTAGGCCATCCCCACTTTTCAAAACGTGGTAATAACCACTCTACTGCTGAAGCTACTTCATCGTCGGTTAACTCTCTTGTCTTTGTATTACCGGATACAGCTAAACCTAAAAGAAACCCATTACAACCACCACGCCCTTTAAATCTAGACTTACCAGCATGCCAGCATCTACGATCGTCATCTGCAAAAGATGTACGACTACCATCAGTATCAATTATACAGTGATAAGATACATTAGATACATCCTTTAATATCCAACTAACGGAACCTCCATAAGAGCCGGATGAATGGTGAAGAACTACACCTTCTGGCTTAATACGAGAACTACTAACATTAGGTGAAGGTTTAAAAACTTCTGGGTAAGTTCCATCCACTTTAGCAGTTTTTACTACAGAAGGTTCCTTTTCCTTTTCTAAACCTAGTGCTTTTGCTACTTCCTTAGCTGTATTATTACCGTAAGATCCATCAGGAAGGGAACCAACCTTACGTTGAATGATTTCAGTAAGTTCCTTTTTTGATAGCTTTAAATCTTTAATAATAGCTAATGCGGTATTTTTTCCATATATACCATCAGCTGTTACCCCTACTTTGGCTTGTATTGTTTTTGTAATATCGGCTAAAGACATATAACTATTTATTAGAAAATTGGGAAAATGATACGGCTAGCCTAAATATTATTGTTATGGAATTTATTATACAATTTGTACAAGATCAGCCATGGTTCGGAGTAGCAGCAGCAGCAGTTCTTTTCGCATCATCTATTACAGCTCTTACACCTACCCCTAAGGAAGGTACATTTTTAGGTAAAGTATATAAGGTAATTGAAGTACTAGCGCTTAATATTGGTAAGGCTAAAGAAAAGGCCGCAGCTAAAGAAGCTGCTAAGAAAGCTAAGAAGTAATTCTAGTAAATGTTAGGTTTAATTAAAACTGCCTTAACGGCGTTAAGTGCTTATTTGCAATTGCGTAATAAGGCGTTCTACTATAACATTACTCAAGAATCAAGAAACAAACAACAGGATATTATAAATGAAATTGAAAGTTTGCGTAACAAGCGCAGCGCTGCTGCTACTGAGCGCGCTGACCTCTTGCAGTCCCAGCTCCTCGCTGAAAAACAGTACATTAAACATATATCAACCTTCTACAATAGTATTGACTCCGGAGGTGACGATACAAACTAAAGAAGGTCAATATACTCCTCAGCTAGAGGAGATCTGGCATTCAGATAAAAGGTATAGGGATTTAGAAAGAAAGTTATATTATTCAGAATAACACAAAGCCGAGCTATAGCTCGGCTTTTTTTATCTCACTTTGCCTTGGCCTCTATACTTTTTCTGATAGTTTTTAGAGTGCTTGTGATTTGAGCTTCTAGTTTTAGCTACTACACCTGGACGCTTCTTTGTCTTACGCTCTCTTTTAGTAATTTTATTAACTGCCATACGAATATATTATATGTAAGATTTGTTTATTCAAGCGTTTTCTATAAATATAAGTATGGTTAAGTTTGTAACGCTATTTGCTATACTTACAGTTAACTTATTCTCCCTCGAAGTTAACCATAGTAATAATATAGATAAAATCATTTCTAATGATTTAAAGTATAAAAAACTATCAATGCCTAAGAAATCATCTGATGATGTATTTGTTAGAAGAGCTTTTCTCGATATTGTAGGTAGGATACCAACGTATGAGGAGAGTATTGAGTTTAAAAAATATAATGATAGAGAGGATTTAGTTAAATATCTTATTAACTCGCAAGGTTATAATGAGTCGATGTTTAACTTCTACGCCGATAATCTTAGATTAAAGAAAAGACTTAACGGTAATGTATCTGGAGAAACATATATTACCTGGGTCAGAGAAGAGATTAAAAAGAATACACCATACAATATACTAGTTAAGAATATTTTAACTGCTAAAGGTACAATATATTCTAATCCAGCTGTTGGTTATTTTTTAAGAGATGAAGGTATGTTACTTGATAATGTATCTAACACATTCCAGGCGTTCGCTGGTATGGATGTTTCATGTGCTCAATGTCACGACCATCCATTCGATGATTGGTCACAGATGGAATATTATGAACTGAGTGCCTTCTTTACTACTGTTAATACTAGAAGCGATAAAGGTCTGCGTAAGGAATACCAAAGACTTCGTAAGGAAGCAGAAGCAACAGATAAAGCTAAAGAAACAAAAGGCGCTCTTAATGAGATAGGTCAGTTCTGGCAACAGGGAGGTTATCGTAATAATGTAGATAGTGATCTTAAGAAGGTGCTTACTTTGCCACATGATTATAAGTATAGAGATGGTGATCCAGGAGAAGTTATAAAGGCAATCACACCTGTAGGTGATAAAGTTAGAGAGACTCGTAAGAGAAATAAACTACAACCTAGCTTTGCACAATGGATCATAAGTGAAGACCATCCTACATTCACTGCTAATATAGTTAATAGATTATGGAATAAGGCATTTGGATTTGCTTTAATAGATAACCTTAATAATATATCTGAGTATGACGAGCTAAGAGAGAGTCGCAATGATAAGTTGCTACTATATCTAGTTGATGTTATGAAGGAGGTTAAATACGATCTCAAGAAGTTTAATTCAATCTTATATAATACTAAGTTTTATGGATGTGAGACAGATCCAGAAGATAACTTTCAAGGACCTATTATGAGACGAATGACAGCTGCTCAGCTTTGGGATAGTTTAATTACTCTATATACAGGTGATATAGATAAATGGCAGCCAGAGAATAGAATAGAGAAGTTCCGTTACATGTTTCCTGATTTAACAACTCTTAACTCTACACAAGCATTAAAGATATATAAAGACTTTAAAAAGATCGAAAAGGATTATTATAAAGGAGCTCCTAAAGCAGGAAAGGTTTTTGCAATTAGATCATCTCACATATTTGATGGTAGGGCTCGTAACTTTATGTTAGAGTTTGGTGGGTCAGATAGGGAGTTGATCGAGAATGGCAATCAAGAAGCCAATATTATGCAAATATTAACTCTTATGAACTCTGGAATGACTAACGAGCTTATGTCCGTTAAGAGTCGACTTGGTAAGAAACTTTTAGATCTGAAAAGAGAGGAAGCAGTAGATTACGTCTTTCGTTCTTATATTGGTAGATCGCCGACTAAAGAAGAACAAAAAGCATTTAACGGTGTTGGATTCTCCGATATTGTTTGGGTGCTTATAAATTCACATGAATTTAAACTAATTATATAATATGGAAAGAAGAACATTTATACAAGCATTGGCAGCTAGTACATATGGAGTTAAAGCATACGCAGATGCTCCGGTAGCTGATAACGTAAAAGCAAAAAACATTATCTATATCAATCTTGATGGTGGTATGAGTCATATTGATACATTTGACCCAAAAGATGATAAAGAGGTAATGGGTGATACTGAGAAAATTATTACAAGGGGTGATTTTCAGATAGGTCATAGACTTCCTAAGTTAGCAGAAGTAATGAATAAAGCAGTGGTAATACGCTCAACAACGTCTAAGACAGGGGCACACCAACAAGCTCAGTACCTCAGTAGAACGTCCTACAAGCAGCTCGGTACCATTACACACCCATCGTTAGGCTCATGGATATCACATATATCAAATAGAGATAAAGCTATCCCTGATTTTGTTCTCGTTAATGGTATAAGCACACATCCTGGATCTGGATTCTTACCAAAACGTCAATCACCATTACCTATTGTAGATCCTAAAGACGGACTTAAGAACTCTAAGGTAGATGATAAACTCCAACAAAGGATGGCCTTACTTAAGGTTATTAACAGTAAGATTAATGCTCCTATAGCAGATACTTATAATGAATTTTACGATGATACAGTTAGATTTCTTAAATCTAAAGACTTAGAGTTATTTGATATAAGCAAAGAGCCATCTGCAAAAAGAGAGCGATATGGTACTTCAAGACTAGGTCAAGGATTATTACTAGCGAAGAGACTTGTTAAGGGTGATATTAAGTTTATTGAAGTATCGTCTGGAGGCTGGGATACGCATACAGATAACTTTACGAAGCTTGATGATAGAGTTAAAGAGCTTGATGATGGTGTTAGTGCTCTTGTACAAGATCTTGAAAGCGAAGGTCTATTAGACTCTACTCTGATTGTTATTGCTACAGAGTTCGGTCGTACTCCTAAAATAAACGTCAACACCGGGAGAGATCATTATCCTAAGGCATACTCTACTGTCCTTATTGGTGCTGGAGTTAAAGGTGGTATGTCCTATGGTGAAACTGATAATACAGCTTCAAAGGTTATAAAGAACCCTGTAACAATATCTGATATTAATGCTACCATAGCTCATTTAGCCGGTCTTGATGTATTAACAAAGCATGCATCACCATCTGGTAGACCATTTGAGCTTGCTGATAAAGGTAAGGTAATAACAGATATAGTAACGTAGACAAAAAAATACCCTCCTAAAGGAGGGTATAATTGTTATAATTCTACTACCTATAGATAGGTACTCCAATTAGCTTAGGACGTGATCCATGTTTAGGACTTTTGCTTTCACTTAAAGTCTCTTCGTCTTCGTCTTCGTCTTTGTCTTCCTCTTCTTTCTCTTCGTCTTCCTTATCTGCTTTTTCTTCTTCATCACCATGAGCTTCATACATGACAATCTCAACATCTTCAGCTAAAAGGCCAACGAGTTTGCCGTTATGCTCTACATAGTATTCTTCGACAATACCCTCTTCAGTAAGGTTGTGGTGAAGGATCTTCTTAATTGACTCCCCAAACGGAGGAGCTTTAATATGAGACGCTCAATCATGCTCGACATCACCACCCTTATAAGCAGCTTCACTGTTATCCTCTACAGGATTAGGAGCATCAGCTGATTCATTAAGTACGCCT